CTGGCGATCTAGTAATCACCGAATACGATGCTAAAGATGGCACACGCAAGATTGCTTATGAGATCAAGGCAACAAAGATCACCGAACCGCTTAAAGCGCAACAACGCCAAAAAACAGTTCAAGATGAACCTTCATGGGGCGCAACCTCATGGAGCTAATGACATCTAAAGAAGTCCAAGAGCATTTGGGCATTAAGGCTAATCACCTTTATCAATTGCAGTATCGCAAGATTCTTGTTTGGGTAAAGCGTGAGGGCAAGAAAGTCTTTTACAATCGTGAAGATGTCGAAGCAATAAAGGCTGCTCGTCAAAAGTGAAATGTGTTAACTGCCGGAAATTATCTGAGTATTCGGTTTGCGATAGTTGCTGGCAGTTTGCCATGTCTGAGGTCGTTAAGTTTCCAGCACGATACAAAGAGCTTGAAGCAGAGTTGCTACCAAGCAAGGGCAATCAAAGCGAGCGCGTATCAGGTAGCGGGGAATCCTCGCCAATACCAGTACGCCTAGAAACGCTACACCTACGAACGGGGGGAATTTCTGTGCCACTTATGGAGCATGAACAGAAGATGCGTGAGATTCGCCAAGAGATGAAACTTACTTGGCATGGCGAGCGCCGGATGGATGAACTTGCCCGAATCATCTTGACTACGCAATACATCTCTAAGCGCTCTGAGTGGATTCGTTCAGAGTACCCAGAAGCAGATAAGTTAGTCACGACAATCATTACCACGACCAACAAAATCAAAATGGTCTTAGGTCACAAATCAGAAGATATAGTGTTGGGGAAATGCCCTACGGTTAATGAAGAAGGCAAGCCTTGTGGGGCATCTCTCCGCGTTAATCCCGGACAACTTGAACGCTCACTAGAGGTTAAGTGTCGAGTCTGCGATACCGTGTGGGATTCGACTAAATGGCGACTGTTAGGAAAAGTGCTTGAAACTCATCAATAATGACTGCATAGCAGCAATGAAGGAAATGCCCGACAACTCGGTGGATTCCATCGTCACAGACCCACCTTACGAGCTGGGCTTTATGGGTAAGAGTTGGGATTCATCTGGCATCGCGTTCAATGTTGATGTCTGGACAGAAGCCTTGCGCGTACTCAAGCCCGGCGGTCACTTGATTGCATTTTCTGGCTCTCGCACTTATCACCGAATGGCAGTTGCGATTGAGGATGCTGGCTTTGAAATCCGCGATCAGATCATGTGGATTTATGGGTCGGGGTTTCCGAAGTCGCACAACATAGCCAAGGCGATTCAAAAAGATAATGGCGTTGAACCAATTGGATTCAAAGAAAACAAGGATGCCAAGTTTTTAGGTGAAAATTGGAACTCAACCCCTCGTCAATTATTCATGCCAGAATTAGAAGGAACTGCTAAGCAATGGGATGGTTGGGGTACTGCTCTTAAACCTGCCCACGAACCTATGGTCTTAGCCCGCAAGCCTTTGATCGGTACTGTTGCCAACAATGTCCTTACATACGGCGTGGGTGGGTTGAACATTGAAGCCGCACGCGTTCCTAGCGATGATGGATTTGAGAAGGCGTGGGACAAGCCAGTCACCACCAACATTTCAGCCGACGGCGGCAAGTACATTTCTGAAGGCGCAAAGCACACCGTTGATCTTGGCGATTACAAGCCATCAGGTCGCTGGCCAGCCAACATCATTCACGATGGTAGCGATGAGGTTGTTGAGTTGTTTCCTGATAGCAAGGGCAAAGTTGGAATGAGTAAACAGGCATCATCGCGTGGACTTTATGAAGGTGGCAAATCGTTAGGTGATACAAAGATCAATGATGGTATTGCCGATTTAGGTTCAGCAGCCCGATTCTTCTACTGCGCCAAGGCAAGCAAGCGCGACAGGAATGAGGGGTTGGATGGGTTTGAGGCAAAGCAAACATTTTCGTTAAATGCAGGTGGGCGTGAAGATAAAACTGCAAATGGCGATTGGGATGATGTAACAAAAAGATGGATAAGCCAACCAAAAGCAAACCACCACCCCACAGTCAAGCCAACATCGTTGATGCAATACCTTGTGCGCTTGGTTACACCGCCCAACGGCACAGTTCTTGATCCGTTCATGGGTTCGGGTTCAACCGGCAAGGCTTGTGCTTATGAGGGTTTTGACTTTGTAGGCATTGAGCAGTCTGAGGAATACATCAAGATCGCCGAGGCACGAATCAACTGGGCTAAAGAGCAGGATAAGGATTATCTACTATGAAGCGTAGTCTGATTTCAGTAGAAGAAGCTACCCGCATTTACAAGGTATCTACGGCAACTGTGTATCGGTGGGCTAAAGAGGATAAACTTTGGTTTGTGAAACTTAACGGCAAAAAGCATTTTGATCTTGATACCTTACAGAGAGCTTTCAACTCTCGTCACAGGATTTGACATTTGCTTGAATTATGATAATATGTTATTTATAGTGGGGTTTTTGTACCCGTGAAGGCTCAACGAAAGCGAGCCTACTTGTGGTCATAGAATCGGACATCACAATCGCCGAACTTGACGAAGCTATCGGCTATCTCAATGACCGCCTCAAGATTGACCAATACGGCAACCGCATGGACTGGCGCAAACGCCAAACTATTCAAGAAGCCATTGATGATTTATTAGACGAACGCCTAAAAGTTACACAGTGTAAGTAACCTATGAGCCTTAACAATCTGCCTGAACCTGAGCAATTAGACCGCGAAAACAAAATCATGGACTTACGGCGCTTGGGTCATACTTGGCGCGAAATAGCCGAACAAACAGGATATGCAACCCATGTAGGAGCCATGAAAGCCTATCAACGGGTTATGGAACGCTATCAAAAAGAACCACGCGAAAGCCTACAAAGGGTTGAAATTGAACGCCTAGACTCTTTATTCAGCGCCTTTTTTGGCAAGGCAATAGCAGAGTTAGACCCTCAAGCAGCTATGGTTGCTATCAAAACTATTGAATCCCGCGCCAAAATCCTCGGACTCAACGAACCTACTAGGATTGAAAACGAAGTGAAGGTAACGGATGGGGGCGATTTAGATGAATCAGTTAGAAGATTTGCCTACCTTGTCGCTGAAGCTAGAACCCTCGGACATTCAGACGGGGAGCAGACTGTATTGGAAATCAGTAGCGAGGCCGAACCAATTACCGCCGGAGAACAACTGGCAGACTTGGATGATTTTATCGGGTCGCGGATGGGGCAAGACGAGAACGGGCGCGGAGTGGATAGTTTGGCAAGCCCTGAGTCAGAAGAAGACCCGTTGGGCGGTAGTAGCCAGAACCTCGGCTGATATACGAGATACCTGCTTTGAGGGTGAGTCTGGACTGATAAGCGTTATTAAGCGCTACGGCATTTATGACGACAAGGCTTACAACAGATCAAACTTTGCTTACACATTTCCTAACGGCTCACGCATTAAAGGCTTCTCGGCTGAGGAACCTGACAGACTTCGTGGCCCACAACATCACGGCGCTTGGTGTGATGAGTTAGCTGCTTGGGAGAAACCCGATACTTGGGATCAATTGCAGTTTGGTATGCGCTTGGGCGATCATCCTCAGATCGTTATTACGACAACGCCTCGCCCAACTAAACTGATTAAAGAATTACTTAATAAAGAATCTACCTTTGTCACGCGTGGTTCGACATTTGATAACGCTGACAACCTCTCTGAATCTGCTTTGCTTGAGATGCAGAACCGCTACGCTAATACGCGGTTGGGAAGGCAAGAATTATTCGGTGAAGTCCTAGATGACAACCCCGGCGCTCTTTGGAATAGAAACCAAATTGAAGCATCTCGCATTAAGCCCGATCAAGTACCTGCGCTCATTCGCGTAGTTGTAGGCGTTGACCCTGCCGTAACTAGCGGCGAGGATTCAGACCTTACAGGTATCGTGACTGCTGGTTATGCAGCTGACGGACATTATTACATTCTTGACGATTCATCTATGAAAGCCAGCCCTGATACATGGGCGCGCAAGATCACACATAACTTTGAACTATACAAAGCAGACCGCATCATCGCAGAAACGAACAACGGCGGCGATTTGGTAGTTCATCTATTGCAACAAGTAAATCCCAACCTTCCCGTTAAGAAGGTGACGGCAACACGCGGT